TAAACATCAAGTGCTTTATCTAATTGATTGAGCGTCTTCTCTGCTCGTTCTATTATCTTTTCTTGTTGTATAATCTTTTTATCTATTAATTGTATCTGTTCGGTATTACCTGCCGTAGGATTAACTTGATCTAGGTGTGCCTTTGATAAAAAACCAAAGATACCTATTGATGTTATGAATATTAATATTATGATAGATGTAAATAGATATGCCTTTAATGATTTAGGTATGTCTGATCGCCAGTTATGATACAACCATGAGGCAGCTACTAACTTACCAATTTCTAATGCACTACCCATAGCAATAATAGGTACATATGCACCAGCAAATAGTGTTGCAAGACCTAATATAGAATAGCCAGCGGCTATTACAGATATAGATATCGCACTTAAAAAAGTTAGTATGATTAGAAACATATTAGTGTTTGTAGTTTTCTCTTATCTTTTTGATGATTGATTTTACTTTCCAGAAATAGTCTTTATCACTGGCATATGAGTCAAGTGTTTCAACTAATTCTAAACTATCTGCACCTGTAGCTAATAGTTCTCTGTACTTCTCATAAGCATGGTGATTACTTAAAGTATTTATATAATGTAATACACTATCACACTCATGTTGAAATACCTTAACTCCCCATTTTTTAGGATTGTTTGAAGGCAACATATGTGGCTCTTTTAGATCATAAGTTCTAATACCAAATAGGTTTTTACCAACTCTGGCAAATCTACTGTTTCCCCAACCAGACTCTAGAGCCGCCTGTGCTAATAGTAAATCTTTATCTACCTTGTTAACTGTCTTCTCATAAAAATATATGTACTCAACACACTGATTAACATTGTCTATAAACTGTTGATTATTTGTATGTTCAAAATCAGGTTTTGTAGGTAATGAAGCGTTTGCCTGAATTTTATAATAGTGTACCGTGGTTACACAAAATAATACTATGACAACGAACATTAAAGTTCGTGCTACTGCTTTCATTGTTTTCATATTTTCCTCGCAACGTAATCGTATCCTGTCCACTCTTGTCCTTCTTCATCTATAAAAGCTGGTAATTTTGTTTGTGTTAATGATAAACCCTCTTTCATCTTAGCAACTTTAGAAAATATAACAGCAGCCTGTTTATCTGTAAAGTTATCGTAAACATCTTTAGCCCAATTGCCAGTATAATATACTTTAGATGTACCTGATCTGTTTGATGGTTTATGTAATTCTTGTAGTTGTATCAATGCCTCACCTATTCTACCTTTAAGGTAAGGATCAAGTTCTTTCACTTTTCTTCTCATCATATTGCTCATAATTATAAGTCCAATCCTACTTTGTTTAATTTACTTCGGTAACTATAAAATAAGGCGTTATGGTTACCAGTATCGCCCTCGTTGGCCATCTGGTGTAGATGAACCATTTCATGTGCTAACGTATTAGCAAATTCTTGTTTGTCTTCGTATGTCGGTAACATATGAAGCTCGTACTCTCTTGTGCCTCGTCTTTCCCAATCGTAAGTTATAACTTGACCTAACGTTGCGTTTCTCATCTTCTTAATATAAACTTTGTTAAACGGCGAAAGTTTGTTATCAAATACTAATTCATTTATCATAGCAAAATATTTTTTTATATCAATATATCTAGTTTTATATTTTCGTTTAGATGATTTTTGGGTAAGGTCAGCCTTTAATAGCTTCTTTGTTTTTGTGTATTTTGTTGATCTTCTTAACAATTGTTTTTTCTCCTAATTTTAAGTTAATCATTATATACAATCTTTGTCAACGGCTTTAGTGTCTTCAAGCAACTTACATTTATACTCATGGTCTGCTTTCAATCTCAACTCTGTCATAACAGAATCAAGTATATATGGTAAATGTTTTTCTAAAATAGAAACCATTTCCAAAGCATAAAGGTGTCCAAGTCTTGATAGTTCACCCTCCATAATAGACTTGTGATCTATCTCGTTGTTCTTAATAGTCTCTGATATAACATGGCCAATAACTGCCTTGCTATAGTCATCTGCTTTAACTGAATTAGCAAAGGCGTTTAAACCTAACCAAAGTACAGCTAAAAATAGTATCGCTTTTTTCATAATATAATATACCTTTCTTTTTATATATTTAGGATACCACAACCTGACATAAAAGTCAAGCAGAAAAAAAATTTAAAAGCGTTGATTTATAAGGGTTTTTCAAGGGTACGTTGTGTCGCACCCTTAAAAATGTGAGGTTTTTAAGACAATAATTCTTTTAGAATCGATTTACCGTCTGATTTTACAAAGTCATTAGTCCAATTAAACGCCTCTTTTACTACAGCCGCCGTTAGACCTTTGTACATGTTGTTTATTTTTTTGTCTTTTATACCGATTAATACATCGGCGTCTTTTTCATGTAAAGACTCTAATAGACCAAGAAACATTTTCTCTCTGGTCATTTGTTTAGTATCTGGATCTGCACCTTGAACAAATCTCCATAGTTTCTTACTTGCATAAAACAAACTTGTGTGCTCTGTGCCTGCTGGAGCTTCATTTCTAATAAATGGTGGTGTACCATCTGGTAATGCAAACTCTATTTTAGGATCAAATGCAGCCTTAAGCAACTGTCTCATTGCTTGAGTGTCATGTTTTTTTAAGATTGCTATCTTCTTTGGTTTATCTTTAGCGTTATTAATCTGTGTAAAGATTTCGTGTACAGTAGGTTCTGTTGACCCACTGGTTCTTTGAGCGGCCGCCATTGCTGACGACATTTCTACTTTAGCCATAATTTATTCTCCATATATGTGTTAGAAGTCATTCACTTGTTCAATTAATGTCTTCATTTTATTTTCTATAAAGAAATTTAACAGGAGCGACCTGTCTTTTACTTTATAGTTCTTGTATGTATTTATAATACTTTTTTCTATGTCAGCTGGTATTTGAGATAGATCAATCAAAGTCTTATTTCTTTGATAGTTCTCTTTGATATTAGTTTCTATTGTGGCATTTCTTTCAATATTCTTAAATTCTTGTAGTCTTTTTTTATTGATAGGTTTCTGTCTAGCACCCTCTTGTAGAAATATATCATCTGGACTTAATATGTTTGGTACACCATCTGATCTATCACCTTTAATAATTTGTTCGTGTAGGAATTGTATAGGGTCTTCTTGTTCACCGATATACCCTTTTAGTATAGGAGAAAATTGGTACACATCTCCGTAGTGATGTAGTTGAATAAAATCTTTGTCACCAGATACAATCAGGTACTTATCTTCTTCTCTCTGTTTAATAAGAGTAGCAATAATATCATCAGCTTCAGCATGTTCTACATGCATAACTGCATATGGAAAGTTATCAACAAGTTCTTTTTTGATCTCTGCCATTATAGCAAAGATATTATCCCAATCTGTATCTGAATCAGTTCTACCTTTTCGTCTACCATGTTTGTAATTAGGAAATACTTTTCTTCTCCATGGATTGGCAGCGTCTGAACACAATACCATTTTACCATACTCGTCTCTAAATTTTAGATTAAAACCACGTAATGAATTTAATACCATACTTCTCACCATTTCCATGTTAGGTTTGACCTCTGCTTTGCCTCTGGTCTGCACCATTAAGTTAGATATTAATACTTGATTTAAATCTACTAGAATCATTCGTAATCACTCCAATGTTTTTCTTTGATTGTTTTACCTTTTTCTTTTGCTCTTAATCTTTCTTTTAATACTTTAATTCTGTATTTGATACCATCAATAGTGGTGTACATCCAGCCACAATCATGTGGTTCAATTTGTTTTTTAAACCATTTGTTGGTCTCTTGTAATGTCTCAATTTGTTTTTTTAGTTGTGCTTTACTTGACATAAATCTCCGTTGGTTTGTGTAGGTGGCGATTTCTCGCCACCATACTAACTATACTAGTTTTTGTAAGCGAATGGAGTTCCATAAAGTTTAGTAATACCAGCAGCTATAATAGCTCTAGTAGGCATACCAACTCTGTATGAAGTACCTTTTGCTGTTTTGTTGATATAGATCATATTACCTTGTGATCTTAATTTATCAACCATCGCTCTTGGCGATTTAAGGTCAAACTTGTTTCTTAGCGTTGTCCAAGATACAGATTCGCCTTTGTTCAAAAGATTTAATACCTTTTGAGTTTTGCTTAAAGATGGTCTACCTCTAAGCACATTTTTAATAGATTTAAACATTGTTTAAGTCTCCTTTATTATTATTAATTGCTATTTTACAACCTGCTGAGGCGATTACCGGAGTAATTCTGTAAATTCTATTTGTCATCATCGCTACCTAAATCACTATCTGATTCAAAAATACTAGAACCATTTGATAGGTCATCTAGTTCAGTTTTAAGTTCTTTGTTAAAAGGTTTAGTTGGTTTGCCTGTTTCCATAACTCTACTGTAGTCTATGGTGGCTGATCTATGACCATTTTTCATTTGTTTAACATCAACAATCTTATCAATCAACGTATGTGAAGTATGTCTCATACCAAAGTCTCTGTATATTAATCCTCTCATAGCGTCAACAACCATAGCCAAATCTTTTGTAAATGTAATTTTATCTGTTTTGATTGCTAAGTCTAAAAAACTGTTTATTAAATTCATAACTATATCGTCTACTTGGTGTTCAATAAATTGTTTTGTTTGTTTTTGTTTTAACTGTTCGTTAATCTTATTCTGTGCCTGTTGATTTTCAGTACTGTTATTTCTTACAATTTTATTTGTAGGAAACTGTATTACATTATCGTTATCAGCCATTGTCAATTACTTCGCCTTGAAAGTTTATCATACCTTTTTCAACAAAGTATTCTACCATCTGGTTGTAACCACCAACTAACTCATCGTCAATCTTAACTTGTGGCATAGACATAACTTTTTTACCTATATCTTCTATCAATTTGATAGGATTAGAATCAAAGTCTTTCTCTAAAGATTTTTCTGTGTATTCAAGGCCAAGTTTCTTAACCAAGTCTTTGGCCTTGCCACAAAATTGACAGTTCTTTTTACTGTATATTACTATCTTCATTTGTTTCTTTCATTAAGTTTTCATAAGCCACATTTGCTTTCATCTTAACGTTATAAGAATCTACAGCTTCTGCAATGGTAAAGTTATACATTTTATTGTATTCACCCATTGGTAATCTTAAACCAATCCAAGCTCTGTAGTAACCGTTTTTAGTAATAGTTACATCTTTAGCAAAGATTTCATAACCTCTAACTGGTGTTTCTTTAATTAAGTTTACAATTGTAGACTCAACCTCTGATACAGTTGTCTTGTTATTATTCTTTCCTAGTTCAGTAATGAATTGTTTACTAGACTTATTCATTTCGCCTTTGATAATGTCAGCCAACTCTGCCTTTGCTATCATCATACCTTTTTCTATTGCTAGATTTAAGTCTGGCGATACAGCAGTACCAACACCAAAGATACACATTTTATCTTTGTCTTTACCAAATCTTGGCGTATCACATGCTTTTGATTCAGAAAAATCGGACATGTACCACTTCGGTACTTGATTCAATACTTTGCCTTTCTCTGATTTCATATTGTAAGTTGCTGAACAGTTAGCCACTAATAGGCCTGCTACACATACTCCAATAAGTTTACTTACTTTGTTTTTCATCATATATTATTTACCTCACTTTTCATAGTATATACTAGTTGACCTAATTTGTCAAGCCCCATTTGAACATAGTCCAGAAACTCTCCAGCCGAGATACCAGTAATAATTACAAATAAAAGTGATAAAATGATCATATTTTTAATCATTATTTTACCTTCCATTCACCGTCCTTGTTAAGACATGTCTTTCCGAACGATTTAAAGACATGTTTTGGTCTACTATAAACTCTACAGTACTCTGGTGTAGAGATATCTCTATAGTAAAACTGAGCAAACAGTTCCCAATAACTTGGTCCATCTACTTTTTTTCTACCATCAGCACACTCCAATGTTTCTTCTTTAATAATTGAATTGTCTGTTTCTTTTATGGTAATTTTGACATAACAATATTGGTCAGCTGCATTTTTAGGTTCTACAGTTGTAATCTTGTTATAATAAACTTTATCTTTTTCTTTTTCAACTCTTTCAATCTTATCTAATACTTCAATAGTTTTTTCTACCGTACCTGATACTTTGACCTCTGATACAGGTACAACATTACCAGATAAATCATCTGTTAATCCAGGCACCTCTGCATAACTAGCTTTGACTACGAATAATAGTGCTAGAACAAAACACACAATTAGTATATGGTTACCTAAATTCGCAACACTTTTACCAACTGTATTAGGATTTTTAGGATCAATAAAATTTTTCATTATTTAATACTTCCTACTAGTGGTATCATTATACTTGAATCTCTAAAAACTTCATTGTTAAGTTTATGTACCGATATTGTTAAATAAACTAACATACCAAATACTGCCATCATAATTATATTTTTCACTTTACACTCCTTTTCAAGTCGTCTCTATTATTTACAAAAACTCTAATTAATCTGGACACATCAACATTTTCCTCTTTCAATGTTTTTGGGTTTTTAAATAATACCCTACTGTCATTTACTTTTAAAATGTTTTCACCATCTTCAATAACAGCGTCATCTGTGTTTTTTCGCCAATCGTGTGAGCTATATTCTTTTGTCATTTTGTTATCCTAGTTTTTTTATTGTATCGTTTACTTCAAAAAGCTCGTCTTCTAATTCTTGTACCTTTTCTGACGGTCCGTTAAACTCATAGTGTTCTAGCTTTTCGTTAATAACTTTTTTCTGTTCTTTTAATTGTTGTAAAGTTATATCTCTATTTGTCATAGTTTCCCTTATCATTTGCTATAAGTTTACATTGCATTTGTATATCTGCAATAAGATTATCCACTTCAGCGTCTCTTTCAGGCGTCTTTGGATTATCATACTTTAACTTTTGTAATCTATCACTCACTTTTTTAATGCCATCAATCTTTTGACATAGTTCACTTACTTTATGTATCATTGTTTTAACTCTACCCACCTGCCATCTGGTAATTGACATGTTGTACCAAAAATAGTATTTCTGTTTACACCACCAACACCAATCAACGGCCATTGATTTGTTATGTCCACTGTAGCGTCATAATCTTTACACTTGAAAGGACCCTCCATATACGACTTGGTCACTTTTATGATACCTGAATTTCCTGTCTTTTTATTGTACCAATTAGTGTAACTTGAACCTTGTGGACCATTATTTAAATGATCTACGAATACAGCGTTGTGTACATCGTAATCTGAATTATACATAATTTCTGCACCGGCAAACGCACCTACAACAGCACAGGCGCCTATAGCGTATGGATCTGAAACACCCATACTCACACATGCACCAGTTGTGGTAGTTGATCCTAACACAGCACCAACTTGTGATCTATTTGTAGAGGCACAGTTGGTTAGTGTTAAACCGATTAAGATAATTAGTATAGTTCTCATTAGTCTTTTTTCTTAAACATTGTCCAAGGCCATTTTGTTTTCATTTCAGCCCACGACTTTTTTTGATACTCTTTAGTCTTTTCAACTTCAGCACCAATAAAGTTCACAAGTTTGCCTGGTGTTTCTGCAATTGCATTACCAAACTCTTGTGGTGTAATCGTCTTCTTCTCATCACTTTTAGCTATAGTCGCTGTCATTAAAGCAACAATAGTTAACATCATCAAAGTTCTCATATCTTACGTCCCATAGTTTTGAAATCGGATGAATCTACAACCTGGTATGTTCCCTTATTGTAACCAATTCCTATTGTTTTACCAGCAGGCAAAGTAACTTTAGGAGCACTACGTTTAGTACAACTGCCTGAAATCTTATCACTCGTTGGTAACGAGTTCATTTTGATAC